GCGCGACTTCACCGCCGTTTTGAACCTGCGCGACACCCAGGCCGTAGGACGGCCGTACAAGTACCTGGAGGGGCGGGCCGTGCCTTATGACGAGTGGGCGCCGGTACGGACCCAGTTCGGCGGTTTCCTGGAGCAGCACCGCCACGGGTCGTTCAAGCGGTCCACGTCGGCGGCGCGGCCGGCCGGCAAGAGCCTGCCGCTGCTGCTCTTCCACGACAACCGCTCGTTCCCGATTGGTCACGCCGAGAACTGGTCGCATCCCGCCGACGGCCTCCACGGGGTGTGGAAGCTCAACGACAGCCCCGAGGCCCAGAAAGCGGCCCACCTGGCCGAGGCTGGCGATCTGGTCGGACTGTCCATCGGTTTCACCGACGCCACCGCCCCGGCGTGGGCAGACGGCGACCCGTTCTCCGACGACCCCGACGAGCTGCCCCGGGTGACGCGGGTGGAGTCGCGGCTGGTGGAGGTGTCGATGACACCCACTCCGGCCTTCGAGGGCGCCCAGGTCACCATGGTCCGCTCTGCCTGGCGGCCGCCGGTCCCGCCCGAGCGCGACGTGGATCGCTGGCGGCGCATCGCCGACGAACTACGCTCACGGTAGCGACGCACGCGGCCGACCCCGCCGCTCCCCCGGCGACCACCCGGGCCTAAACCGCCCCCTGGCCGTCCCGGAGCCTGGCCCGTCGGGCAGCCCCGCCAGCTGACAGCCCACCAGTAGCGGAGGTTGAACCCGATGAACCCTGTTCTTGATCGTTTGCGTGCCCAGCGGGCCGAGCAGATGTCGGCTATGGACGCCGTGCTCGGCCAGGTGACCGACGACCGTGACCTCGTCGACGCCGAGAAGTCACTCCTGACGGCCACCCAGCAGCGTCTGGCCGAGATCGACGCCCAGATCAAGCCGTTGGCCGACTACGAGGACATGCGCGCCGCCCATGAGGCCGCCTCGGCGGCCCTGCCGCAACCGCGCGGCGACCGGATGGCGGCGCAGCCGCGCCGGGCCGACGGCAACGACCGGGCGCCCCAGTACCGCTCGGCGGGCGAGTTCGTCGTCGATCTGCTCCGGGCTCGGGGGATCTCCGAGCGGGGCGTGATCGACGCCGCCGCCGCCAACCGGATCGCCCAGACCCGCGCCGTGGCCGACCAGAAGACGACCGACACGGCCGGCATCCTGCCCACCCCGATAGTCGGCCAGGTCGTGAACCTGATCGACGCCAACCGGCCCTTCATCTCTTCGCTGGGCGGCGCCAAGGCTTTGTCGGGCATCCCGGGGGCCACGTTCACCCGGCCGAAGATCAGCCAGCACGTGCTGGTGGGCCAGCAGGTACCAGCGGGCGGGGCGGGCGAGAAGACGCAGTTGCCCAGCCAGAAAATGACCATCACCCCGGTCAGTTTCGCCAAGAACACCTACGGCGGCACCGTCGACATCTCGAGACAGGACATCGACTGGACCAGCCCCTCGGCGTGGGACATCCTGGTGCGGGATCTGGCCAACGTGTACGCCGTGCAGACCGAGACGGCCACCACGGCCGGGTTCAAGGCGGCGGCCACGGCCACCCCGGTAGTGGTCGCCACCAACGACCTGAAGGGCTGGACTTTGGCCCTGTACACGGCGGCCATGCACTCCTATCAGGGCGGGTTCATGATGCCCGACCGGATCTGGTGCTCGCTCGACGTGTGGGCCGCTTTGGGTTCGCTGGTCGACGTGGCCCGGGTGGTGCTCCCGCCCGACTCGTCGGTCGGCGCCGTGGACACCCCGCTGGACTCGATGGACATTGGGGCGGCCACTTTGGCCAACTTCCGGGGCGACATGCTGGGCGTGCCCCGCATCGTGGTCCCCACCTTCGCCGCCGGCACCTGCATCGTGGGGCCGTCGGGCCTGTTCGAGGTGTACGAGGAGGTCATCGGTTTGCTCTCGGTCATCGAGCCGTCGATCCTGGGTGTGCAGGTGGCCTACGGCGGCTATCTGGCTTCGGGCAGCCTGGCCGCCCCGGCGTTCATTCCGCTCACGCCTCCGGCCGGGATGCCGACCATGGCCGAGGTCGAAGAGCCGCCGGCCGCGGACGAGGCCGACGAGAAGCCCGCCAAGAACGCCAAGAGCTGATGGGCTGGTCTATCAAGCCGATGGGGTCGTGGGGCGCTGCCACCAGCAGCGCCCCCGCCACCGACTTCGCCGCCGCCCTGGCCCTGCCGGGAACGTGGCACTGGTATCCGGGGACCACCACGCTGGCGGTCCGCAAGGACCAGTGGGGTACCCTGGCGGCCACGCCCGAGGTCGACTCGATCCAGCCGACGGGCGGGCCCCAAGCGGGCGGCACCGGGGTAACGATCCGGGGGTCGGGTCTGATCGGCTCGACCGGGGTCACCTTCGGTGGTACCGCCGCCACCGGGTTCGTCGTCAACTCTGATGCCACCGTCACCTGCATCACCCCGGCCCACGCCGCGGGGGCGGTGCCGGTGGTCGTCTTGAACCCGCGCGGCAACGTCACCGCGGCCGAGCAGTTCACGTTCGTCTGATGGCGGTCTGGCCCACCCTCAAGGAGGTGCGGACGCTGCTGCGTTTGCAGCCCAACCCCGACGAGGACGGGGTCATCCAGACCGCCCTGGCCGCCGCGGTCGACTACGGGATACGCCGGATGGGCTCCCAGCTGGTCGACAACGGCGACGGTACCTTCGGGCCGGCGACCGAGCCGGTCTACCCGGGCGACACCACGACCCTGCCCGACGCCGCCCATGAGGCGTGTCTGTTCCACGCGGCCCGTTTGTACCGCCGCCGCGACTCGATAGACGGGGCGCTCGGCTTCGCCGACACCGGCCTGATCCGGGTGGGCCGCTACGACCCCGACATCGACGGCCTGTACGCCGGCACCGCCCCCATGGTGTTCGGGTGAGCTGGTCCAGGGCGTCGGTGGCCGCCGCCATCGCGGCCGACCTGTTCGCCGCCTCCGAGGGCGGCATAACTGCCTTCGCCGACCCGCCGCCCACGTTCAACATTCCCGCCTACATCGTCGGCTGGCCCCAAACGGTCGTGTACAACGTGCCGATCATGGGCGTCGACGAGGTCACCCTGCCGGTTATCACCGTGGCCGGCCTGCCCGAGGCGTCGGTCGTCGACCAGATGCTGGCCACCGCCCGCGGCGCCCTGGAAGCCGACCTCACCCTCGGCGGCCTGCTCGCCCACGGGGTTCTGGTCGTCACCGGCACCCGCAACTGGCGGGCTTTGCTCGACGTCGGCGGCGGCCAGTACCTCGCCGCCGATCTGATGCTCACTATCCGCATGTAAGGAGGTCCCAACAAATGGCCAATACACGAACCAGCGGCTCAGACGAGGGCAACGGAGGCGTCGGCGTGCTCGACGGCCCCGAGCTGTTCGCGGCCGACCCGACCCCGCCGATAGCGACACCGCTGATCCTCACCGACGGTTACGTGGAGGTCAACGGCGTCAACCTGCGCTGCCTGGGCCTGCATTTCGAGGTCAACCCGGAGAACAAACCGGTGACGGTCACGACGTTCTGCGCGGAAACGGACTACCCGGCCATAATCAAATGGCATTTCGTGGCCAAGTTCGCCCAGAGCTTCGCCCCCGGCGCCACCGACGCCACTTTGCGGGCCGCGGTGGCCGCCTACCAGGCCAGCCAGCAGCCGGCCCAGTTCAAATGCCGGGCCTACAGCTCGCAGCCGGTCAGCGCCACGAACCCGCAGTTCTCGGGGAACGTGATCCCCCAGCCGTACCGCTACATCGGCGGCGACGCCGGCACCCTGTCCGAGGTCGACATCGACTGGATCCTGACCGCCCCGCCCGCGGTGGACACCGGGGCCGTCACCGCCACCGGGGCCACGGCCGGATCCCCGGGCTTCTTCACCCCGTCGGGGGCGAACATCCCGGCCAACCTAGCCGCCCTGTCGGCCCTGACGGCCACCCCGGCCACCACGTGGGCTACCGGCCAGTACGTGATCACGGCCGACAAACTGGCGGCCAACTGGAACGGCACCGCTTTCGTGGCCGGCATCCATCCTTAAATGGCCGAAGGCGACGTCGTCATCATCGGCCTGAAAGCCCTGACGAGAGACTTTCAGCACATGACCGCACCGACGGGGGCGTTGGCGGCGGCCATGCGCAACGCCGGCCGGGAGGCGGTCGCCCCCATCGCCGAGCGAGCCCGTTCGGGCGTGCCGGTCGTGTCGGGCGCCCTGGAGGCCTCCATCGTGGTGTCGTCCACGAAACTGGGGGCCACCGTCCATGAGGGCGGCGGCGACGTCGTCTACGCCGGCCCGGTCGAGTTCGGCGGCTACCCGCCCGGCCGCCCGTATCTGCCCAGGGGCCGCTACCTGTGGCCCGCCGCCGAGGCCCTAGGTCCCCAGGCCGAGGTGTTCTACAGCGACGCCGTCCAGCGCACGCTCAACGCCTACCACTGGACCAACACCAGCACCGACCCGGAGGCCGTCCTTGACTAAACCGTTGACCGAAGAGGCGCCCGTCCGCATCGAGATGACCCAGATGCGGATGCGGCCCAACGACATGCGCCAGCTGACCAAGGCCACCGGCCGCACCCTTGAGCAGCTCCTT